TTATTTCAATATTACCACCTTCACCAGTACCACCATCATGTTGATGTCCTGTTGTACCAGAAGATGCATATGAAAATGCATTTAATAATTGATTAAATTCATTATTGAACAGAGCTGCTGTTATAGTATCTCCATCGGACATACTACTTTGTCGTGTATAACTAGTTCCTGCCATTGCTATCTCCTGCCTGAAGGTACATAATCAATGTACATTCCATTTATTGAATAAGCAGCTTTCTGATCTTTACTATAAATTCTTAAATTGGCTGCGTGTCCACTGCCTGTAACTGTTTGTCTAATCATCGGATCACTTGATCCACCAAATTGTGATGTTCCAAATATACCACTACCAAATATTGAAGGTAATAAAATGTTTTCAATTGCTACTTGAGTAGGTTGAGGAATATCTGTATCTTCATAATCATACCTAACACGCAGAGATGGTTCTATTGAACCTTCAGGAGTCATAGAAATTTTGACATACTTTAATGTTTTTCTAGTTCCTGCATCTCCAAAATCAAAATTAGGTGTTTTGTATTTAGCTTCAATATCTAAAGCTGTACCAGCCGAATAAAATGCATTGCCTGAATCATGTGTATAAACATAACCATTATTATCGCCATGATAAATTTTTTCTATACCATCAGAATTAAACCCAGAAGTTAAGGCAGGAGCTTGAATCCCCACTGTTTCTGACCATTGAAATCCAGTTTGTGTTAATGTACCTATAATACCTTTTGATGTAGCTGTACTTGCTCCAGCAGTAGAATAAAATAATCTGTATTGTGCTTTAGTTCTTAAAATACAACTAGATATATTAAAAGAATTAATACTAGCTGCTATATCAGATATAACAGATTGTATCTGTCTACTAACAGATCCTAATTCAACGTCACCAATTCGTGCTGTACCTGCAACGCTACGAATACCATCTGGAGCTAAAAAGACTAGATCACCTCCCACTTCCTGTATGCTATAGTGACTTAAACAACCTACGTTTTTTGCTACTGGTGTTACTACAATTGTACTACTATTGTTTATGTTTGATAGTTTAAAGATACTGTTTGTACAAAATATGTATAGATCATTACGAAAGCTTTTTAAACCAACAACCTGATCTTCAAGTTGTATTGTACCTGATCCTGTAGATGTAAAATCATCAGGATCTAATGTACCACTATAATAAATAGTATTGGCTGTTGTACTTGCTCCACCTACAACAAAGTGTTTGTCATGTATTACACCTACTGTTGGTGCTACGGTACTACTTACTGTTACTTCTTTAGCAAAATAAGTTCTACTGCTTAGACCACCTGAACCTGTCATTTTAAAATAAAAAGGTTTATTTGCTCCATCACATATGAATACTTCTCCATATGTTGTAGAACCTTCAAAGATTGAAATAGAACATTGTCCTTGTGCGGTTCGTTCATCAACAGAACGGCCTGTAAAAGTAGAGTAGTTATCTCCACCAGAATCTACACTTGCTCTATTTATCTGTAGCCATGTATCGCCATCAAGAGTAAAGTAAATATTAGTTCCTGAACAAGCAATTAAACCATCGCCATAGACTGCTAAACCTAAAATTCTATTTGTACTATTTGGTCTAGAATCTCCAAATGCTACATAGCCATTAACACGCCTATAGCCACCATCAGAATCAACCTCAAAGTTTTTTAATTCTGTAGCAGCACCAGGAGTAGTTAATAATTCAAACTGGTTTAAGTTTGTATTTAAACCACCTTTACAGCTAAAGCCAAAAGCCTGAGACATTTAAACTAAACCCACTCTATCGTCTTTCATATAATAAGGAGTAGGCGTAATTAAATTAGATCTCATAGATTTTAAACCATCTTTATAATCTTGTAATGCAAAAGCGGCTGCTTGATTATTTTCTTTAAACTGGTTCATATAGTATCTGGCTCTTGCTATTAATACAGGTTTGTATAAATCTGGAAAGACTGTTGCATCTCCGTGAGCATCAAGCTCAGTAGGTAAGTCATAGGCATAAAACCAAATACGATATACTTTGTCAGGTATTGGACTTAATCCAAACTTACGTGCATCAGGACTACGGAATACTCTTTTAGGTTCTCCTCCTGTTGCATCACCAGCATCATCTGTATTTTCAGATTTTCTATAGTAGTCTTTCCATTCTTCTGTAGTTATAAAACGCAGATTTTCAGCTAGGTAAGGAGCTGATTCACCTGATACACCTACAGTAGTTACAAGAAAGTTTGACCAATCTATATATCCATAATCAGAAGTAATACTAGAGCTTGCTGCTTTTAACTCATACCATCGTGTATTGGCTGTTGTTTCTACATAAACATTACCATACATAGGATCAGTAGCACCACTTTCTCCTGTTGCTAAGAAAGGCCACGAAGGTTCTTCATTAACAATATCTAAATATGCTCTGTTTATTGTATCTTTAGCATGTTGTTGAATACCAATAGCAGAACTAAAATTAGATGAAGTTAGGACAACCTCATTAAATTCTCTTAACAATTCATTAGTTAAATTAAGATATGTAGCCATTAGTAATCGTTATTGTTAACTTTAGTATTTAAACCACCTGCTGCTTTATCACAAGCTTCAGTCATTTTAGCAATAGAGACATAACCTCCTTTTGCATAACCACCTCTGTCTTTAGCTTTTTTTGCTGCTGCTTTCCCTTCTTTTGTATAGGGATAATGTTTACCATCAACTACTGGCATGTCGTTTCTCCTTTCTGAAAATACGATCATAGTTATCTTGATATTTGTTTTTATCAAAACCTTTACGGAATCGACATTCTTTACTAACTAATGTTTTTCTGAACATCATTGGATTCTCATCACTTCCAATTTGATTTCCAGGCATCTTTTATTCCTTTTAAAGTAAAGGGGGTCATATAGACCCCCATAGTTAAATAGCTTAGTCTATACCGTAGAAAGCGGAAACCAATGCTTCGCCACGTAGTACTTTAGCTCCATAAACATGGAGTCCTCGTACTATGTCACCAAAGCTATCGGGATCACGAATTACTTCTGAATTGGTAATCGTCTGAGCTGTTGCAGTTGAAGACATGTGACCAGCAATACACTTACCAGCCGCATTGGAGGTAGATGCAATGTTGTTAGTCTTATACATGTCAAAACCACGTAGCTTTCCAGAAGATACTAATCCATTACGGATAGATCCTTGACCAGCGTTATAATCTACTGACAATACCTTAGATGAACTTTGTACTAGCTGCTCATAAAACTCAGGATTAGCTAGGAACCATCGTCCCTCTTCAGGTACATTTTGCTCGTCCAACAATCTTGACATGTGGGACATAACATCAATAGGATCATGCTCGTCAGCCGCAAAACCAATGTCCAAGTTACCAGTACCATCAAAAGTACCAGAAGCTAGGTCGGTTGCATTATCAGAACCAAGTATATGATTAGGACTTGATGCAGATACACCAGCAAACATAGTTGCAATTACACCTTCATCAAATGCGTCACGCAATGCATACGCTGCTGAAGAGGATGCAGTCTCACGCCAGTTTACGTGTGACATGTTACTTTCAATGTCATCTACGATAAACTTAAATGCGTTAGCTGTATCAACAACTAGCGTAATCTCTTGGTCAGTCAACTTCGTAGCCGTTACATCTTGGCCTCTTTCATACTGATAAACTGTGATTGTAGGCTCTTTGATGATCTTTACAGAATCTCCAAAGTTCTTAATCTCACCAGCATAGTCAGTATTAGTAATAGCTTCACATACCGAAGATTTCCTGAAGAAGTTAAGTACCTTCTTAGAGTATACCGCAGGTAGGAAGAATGAGTTGTTTTGACCTGAGACAGAGTTACCAAAGTTTGCATTGGTATCTGTACTGGGTTCAAAATATTGATCGGATTGGTTATAAGCCATTGTTTAGACTCCTCTAAAAAATAAAAGACAAATTATCGCACTCTGCCTTCCTGAATAGCTCGATCAATTTCTTGTTCGTTTCGATCATATTCAGCCATAGACATCGAGGCGATTTCCCTCTGCGTCCAAATTTTTTCAGGCTGTACTGCATCTACAGTGGTCGTTTTAGTTGACACCATATCTGCGGCAGTGGCCTGTTTTGCAGGACGCTTAGATGATTTAGACGGAACATTAATATGAAGACCTTTTTCCATTTTATAAAGATCAATAGCTCTACTAGCTAGTCCAGCATTATCTGGATTTGCATAGATCCAATCTTGTATATCTTCTGGTTGAAGTTTTGCCCACTCGTGAAATTCTTCATCACTACGAATGTCTTCAAAGTCAGGATGTCTTTTTTGCAACTCTGATATAGCTTCACGTTGTACAATTTCTTGCTCACGTTGTTGCAACATATTCACCTGATTCTGAAGTTGTTCTACTTGCTCTGAACTTCTAGAATGTGCAATAGTTTCTACCGTATCATACAGATCTGGATACTGTTGTTTAAACTGTTCTAGTTCTTCTGGAGATCTAGGAGCTTGATAAGTTGGCTGATTTGTAGCCAACAGTTCTTGCTCACGTTGTTTAAACTCAGCAATTTTACTATCGTAATGACTTTTTAAGTCATCATATCTTTTTTTATAGTTGGCTCTTTTCTGTTTTGGTTTTTCTGTTTCTTCAGGGGCTTCATCTGAGGTGGCCTGAGGTTTTTCAAAAAAGAGTCCGTTAGCATCTTCCTTACTGCTTTCGATTGGTGTATGCCAATCCTTTTTAGCATTGTACGGATTTGCTTTAGGTTCTTCTAATATTTCTTCTGCTTCCATCATCATTACTCCATTGGGGCTTGTCGTTGTAAGGTAGCCTTAAAAAATTAAGGGGCTTATACTACAAGGTAGCCGTAGGTTTAATTTAGATAAGGGGCTGATTAAATCAGGTAGCCTTATCGCTCTCCTATAATACTTGGCATTCTATTAGCGTACATCATTTGCTTTTTCATTTCTGATTGCTGTCGTTGAGTACCATACATAGGCTTTTCATCCTGTAAAGAAGCTAACTCCTCAACAGCACCACCTAGTACTTTATCATCTACAGCACCACCAAGTACAAATTTTTGATACCCACCATCCCATGCACGTTCTGCGTCATCCATCATTGTTTGCAGATTGTCAGCACCAAGTTGGTCGGTAGCTTTTTTGGTGAAAACAAATTCACCGTCCGATAACCTTGCAGGTATCGAATCTGAGACACCAGTTCCAGGGCCGTCTACTTCCCCTTCACCAGTAAATTCTGAAGCAGTTAATACTAATTTATCAATAATACTGCTTAGTTGTGGATCAGCTTCTAGGCTTTCCATTAA